TATAATATTATCATTATAAGAGGTGCAAGATGAACGAACTTAAAGAACAATATTTACACGAAATTGCTGCACAATACATTTTAGGAAAAGATGTTGATGTTGATATAAAAGGTAGCGAACTACAACTAGAATGCTTCAAGCAACTTCTAGAGTCGTCTAGAAATTTAAGAATTTTATTAGAAGAAGGTGATAATCTCACCCAAATAAAGCTAACGCTTAATGAAAAAAAGAACTTAACCAAAAGATTCCAAGACCTAACAGGTATTACTTGGAAATTATAAAGGAATTTAATGTATAAAGAACGCGATGTTGAAACTTTATGGGAAAAATATAGTAATCTATTAAAAAGACTAGAAAATCAAAACGTGGATAATTTAATTGACTCTATGGATCAAAGAATTTTAATGTCTTCGTTTTCGCAAAGAGAAAAGGAACCTTTTTGTGGAATTGGTGGTAATGTAGAATATGCATTAGAATTAGCAAAAAAAGCTAGTGCATTAAACAAAGCTTTAAATTATGACTTAAATAAAGCATCAATTATAAAATGTTCGCTTTTATCAATTCTCGGTAGAGTTGGAACATTAACACGAAACAGATATATTGATACAACTTCAGAGTGGCATAAAGAAAAGTTAGGTCAATATTATGATTGGAACGAAGACTGTCCAAAGTATCAAATTAATGATATGACTTTGTTTATATTACAAAACTATAATGTACATTTAAGTTGGGACGAGTGGAATGCAATATCACTTATAAAAGATATGACTTCTGAAGATAATAAGTTTTATAATATGCATAAGTCTCGATTAGCACTTGTATTACAGCTTGCTCACGAAACTGTAATGAAAGATGAAAAAGATAAAATTGACGGAGAATATACAGTACCTTTTTAATAAATATATAATATAAAAAAGAGGTATTTATATGCAAGACATATATGAAAAAGTTTTTGAAAGATTATTGAGTGAATTTAGTACTATGGGTGGAGTTGGTGGTGCTCCGGGAAATGTTACTGGTGTAGCAGCTCCTTTAGGGGCAGGTCCTAAAGCTGGATCTCGTGGTGAAGATATATACAAAAAGTCTACAGCTACTGATAAAAAGCATAGATCAAAAGGTAAAAAGAAAAAGACTTATACAAGATCTGTTCAATACTATCTAAAACACGGCGGAGAAAAAGGTCGTAAAAGAACATTTAAAGAGAACTTTAATATTTTTGAAAGCAATCTCCTTTTAGAAAAAACTGATCGATTGTCTGATTTGTCACCTCAAGAAGTTTTAAATTTTTTAGGTCATTTGAAAGGAGATATTTTGAAAGATGTTTCTTTTGACATTTCAGAAAAAATAAGCGGCCAAAATACTACTATTGGAATCAAAGGTACAGCTAGCGGTAACGAATATTATTTTGCTTTAAAATCTCAATTAGGTAAAGATGATGATATTTTTGATTATCAATTCAAAACAAGAGGTGCAGCAGCATCTAGAAGATTTAAATATTATTTCAAAGAAACATATGATAGAGTTAGACAGCTTAGTCCTGGAGAGGAAATTGTTCTTGGCGTTGAAATAGTTAAAGGAGACAAATCAAAACCTGATTATATTGCATATGGTGTACCTTCTAGACAAACACAAGTTGCTGTATTTATGGGTGATTTTACTAAAGAAGACGCAAAAGCAATGACTGGGTCTGGCATAGTTTTTCTCACGTCTGATGATATTAAAAAGTCACCTGCAGGAAATGAAAAACTTAGCAAGGAAGTTGCTGACTCTTTGGACATCTTGTACAATAAAGTTAAAGAATCTTTAAGTTTGAATTTAAACAAAAAACAATTTGCTAATTTTATTAAACTAAAAATATTGCCTGATTTTCGCAAAAATATTACAGCTTTATTTGGGACCTCAAGTTTAAATACTCTTTCACCTATTGAAGGTATTGCTGTAAATATGTCTTCAGGCGATGATTCAAGATTTTTTAAAGTGCACTCAGAAGAGTTTGAAAACATTCAACAAGCTCAAACATATCTGTATTCAGAATTTAAAGAGCCACGTAATGCTAGTCAAGAAAAAAATATTTCAAATAAAGAATTTTTAAGCTATAAAGATAAATTTGGTAATTATATAAGAGCTGGTTTATTATACGACTATGTTAATAATATTGGACGACAAAGAAAATATAAATCACTTGGATTTTTAATATTTAGTTTTATAAGACAAGTTTCAGAAATGACGCATTTTGAAAATACAAGAGTTTTCTTTTCGCCTGAAGAATTTAAACTATTATGTAGCAAACTTTTAAATGCTGTTAAAAGTAATCATCCTGCTGACTATATAGATGTAATTAAATTTTTAGGATCCAGTATTCCTAAGCAAGAAAAATTAATTAAAAATTATAGAGGAAAAGATAGACATGGCAAACCTAAGTTTAAGACTCGAATAGAGACTGAGTTTGTATGGCACACAATTACAGGCAATGAAAATTATGACTGCCCTGAAGCTGATCAAATAAAAAATTTAAATTTTGATATTTAATGTGTAAAAATTAAAAATATAGAATATAATGTTGACATAATTGGTCGACACAAAAAATTAAAAATTAACCAATTAAAAAATTAAACAATTACAAAATGAAAGGTAATCAATTATGGCTATTGACTTAGCAGCAATTCGTAAAAAGCTTGGACAACTAAACGGACAAAACTCAAAGAAAAATGCAATGTGGCGTCCTGAAGAAGGTTCTGAAACAACAATTCGACTTCTTGCATATCCAAATAACGACGGACAGCCATTTAAGGAATTAATGTTCTACTATAATATTGGTAACAACCCGGGACTTCTTGCTCCATATCAATTTGACAAGCCAGATCCGATTCAAGAACTTATTACAAAGCTTCGTGATGAAGGTACTAAGGAATCATATGAGTTAGCAAAGAAGCTTTATCCAAAAATGCGTTGTTATGCACCAGTTATTGTACGCGGCGAAGAAGAAAAAGGCGTAAGACTTTGGGCATTTGGTAAAACTGTTTACCAGACATTGTTAAACTATATGCTTGATGAAGACTATGGTGATATTACAGATCCTATTGAAGGTCGTGATGTTAGAGTAAGTTGTACAAAAAATCCGGGACAGCAATGGGCAACAACTGATGTTCGACCACGCGGCAAAGACTCACCACTTTCAGAAGATTCATCTAAAAGCAAGAAATGGCTTGATAATATTCCTGATGTTAATGACTTATTTGAACTTAAATCATATGAAGACTTAGAAAATATTGTCAATACTTGGCTTAACGATGACGAAGAGGAAGAAAAGAAATCTACTTTTAGAGGTGGTTCAACTCAAAAGAGTTCTAATGATGATTCTCCTGATACAATTTCTGGTAAATACAAGGACTTAGATGATGCATTTGCAGATCTAGAAGCAATGTAATAATTAAAAACAGTTAAGTTAATTATTGTGCCGACTTTTGTCGGTTTTTTTGTATAAATTGTAAGTTATTGTTACAATCTTATTATAACTCTATTATAAAAGGAATGGTAATGCCAAAAGCTAAAAAAACTAAAAAAGAAGAAGATCAGTTAAATGATTTTACAGCTGATCTCATAAAGTCTCTCAATAAAGAAAGAGGAGCAAGAGTTGCGTATAATCTAAGTACAGACGAATCACCTACACATGTAAGTAGATGGATAAGTACAGGTTCCAAACAATTAGATTATATTATCTCAAACCAAAAAGACGGTGGTCTTCCAGAAGGGCGTATTGTTGAAATATTTGGTCCTCCATCAATTGGCAAGTCACATATTGCAACGCAAATTGCAAAATCAACCCAGCAAATGGGTGGTATCGTAGTTTATATAGACACTGAAAATGCAACATCTGTAGAAAATCTAAGATTGCTAGGCGTTGACATAACTAAAAGATTTGTTTATGTAGATACACATTGTACTGAAGAAGTATTGTCAATTGCTGAAAGTACTATAATAAAAGCTAAGGCAATGGATAAAGATGTACCAGTTACTATTATATGGGATTCTGTTGCTGCAACTTCACCTAAAGCTGAGTTAACTGGTGACTATGATAAAGAAAGTATTGGTCTTCAAGCTCGAGCTATTTCAAAAGGCATGCGTAAAATTACAGGTGTCATTGCTAATGAAAAAGTTCTTATGGTTTGTTTAAATCAAATAAGAACAAAAGTTGGTGTAATGTATGGCGACCCAACAACAACACCTGGAGGAATGGCAATACCATTTCACAGTTCAGTTCGTATTAAGTTAGGTGCAGGTTCTCAAATTCTTAATAAAGATAAGGAACCTATTGGAATTAATGTATCTGCTAAAACAATTAAAAACAAAGTATCAGCACCGTTTAGGACTTGTAACTTTGAAATACATTTTGGTAAAGGTATTAAAGAGCATGAACAAATGTTTGACTTACTAAGAAAACATGGGCCAGAAGAAATTGGAAATTATCATATTGAAATTTCTGGCGCAGGAGCTTGGAAAAATATATTAGTTTCAACGTTAGATACAGGTGAAGTTATTGTGGATAAGAAGTTTTACAAGGCAGACTTCGACCAGATTATAAAACATCCAGAGTTTGGTCAATATGTTGATATGCTATTAGAAAAAGCAATGATTCGTAAAAATGAAGCTGATGATCCAGATATTGATCCAGAAAGCTATTCTGAGATTCAAGAAGTTGCAAGACAAGTTATGGACACACATGAAGATGCATTTGAAATGTTGAAGTAAATGAATGAAAAACCGATTATTTATATTGATGGCTTGAATGTTTTTATGCGGCATTTTGCTGCTAATCCTTCTAAGAGTTTAAATGGTCTGCTTTGTGGTGGTATAATTGGTTTTTTAGGAAATATTGACCATTTGGCTCGCAAGTTTAGACCACAGAAAATTGTTGTTGCTTGGGAAGGTGGAGGTTCTTTAAGAAGAAGAGCCATCGATGCAAACTATAAAAACGGACGTAGACCTGTAAGACTTAATAGAAGTCAGTATTACAAAGAAATACCAGATACAGAAGAAAATAGAAACTATCAATTAAAAACTTTAATAGAAATTTTATATAAGACACCTGTTGTACAGATTTATGTTAATGATTGTGAAGCTGACGATGTTATTTCGTATCTTGTCAAAACAAAAAAACAAAATATAAACAAAATAATTGTTACATCTGACAAGGACTATTATCAGCTTTTGGATGAAAACACGAAAATTTGGTCTCCAAACAAGAAACAATTGATTGATGAGCAATACGTATTAGACAAATGGTCTATTACATCTCGTAATTTTTGTTTAGCTAGATGCTTTGCAGGAGATTCAAGTGATGGTATTAAAGGCGTAAAAGGAGCTGGCTTTAAAACTATGGCAAAACGATTTCCTGTTTTATCTCAGAATGAAGATATAACAATAAATGATATTATTAATGAGTCACAAAAAAAAGTTAACTCAGGTTGTAAAATAAAGCTTTATAATAATATAATACTAAATGAAGCAAATATAAGAAAAAACTGGAAGTTAATGTATTTAGACTCATTAATGTTAAGTGCTGACCAGGTTAAAAAAATAAACTACCAGCTGGAAAACAAAGAGTCAACAATAAACAAAATGGACCTTTATAAAATTATTAGCAGAGAAGGTCTCAACACCTTCGATATACATTCGTTTTTTATTTCAATTAAATCATCTTTAAGGAATATTATTTAATGAGTCAAGATAGAAATTTCTCTAAATTTGGCAAAGCTTTCCAAGAAAAAGTTTTCCAAAGTATGTTAACAGATATACACTGGTCTGCACAAATGATCGAAGTAATGAGTCCCGACTACTTTGATCTTAAATATCTCTCTTTTTTATGTGGAAAATATTTTACATACTATCAAAAGTATAAAACATTTCCAACACTTACAATTCTAATAACTATCATTAAAGAAGATTTAAGTAAGTCTCGAGACGCTGTTCTAAGAGATCAAATTATTGAATACCTTCATAGAATGAAAACTAATCCGGATGTTGGTGATTTACAATATGTTAAGGATAAATCATTAGAGTTTTGTAAAAGACAAGCATTTAAGGATGCTTTAGAACAAAGTGTTGAATTAATTCAAACTGAAAGATATGAATCAGTTCTTAATATTATGAAAGAAGCAGTTTCTGTAGGTATGCCAAACTCTACTGGGCACAACTTCTTTGATGATATCGAGGCACGCTTTGTTCAAATTAATCGACAGGTATGTCCAACAGGTTTAGATAGAATTGATTCTCAAGATATTTTGCGTGGTGGGTTAGGTAGAGGTGAACTGGGAGTTGTTGCTGCAAATACTGGTGTTGGTAAATCACACTTCTTAGTAGCAATGGGATGTGCAGCAATGCGTGCTGGTAAAAACGTTATACATTATACCTTTGAATTATCAGAACACGAAACAGGCAAAAGATATGATTCACATTTATGTCATATTCCTTCTAATGAAATAATTGAAAGAAAAAAAGAAGTCATTGAAAAATATAACGAAATGGAATTAGGTAAACTTATTATAAAAGAATACCCGACAGGCTCTGCTTCGGTTTTAACTTTACGCAATCATATAGAAAAACTTATGTTAAAAGGTTTCAGACCAAGTTTGGTAACAGTTGATTATGCTGATGTTATGAAATCTTCAAAATCATATGATTCACTAAGACATGAATTAAAATTAATATATACAGAATTAAGAAATCTTGCAGTTGATTTACAAATTCCTATTTGGACAGCTTCACAAGCAAATAAGGATTCTTCAAAATCAGATGTTGTTGGTTTAGAAAATCTAGGTGAATCATATGGTAAAGCACAAGTTGCTGATGTAGTATTGTCGATTAGTAGAAAGCCTATGGAAAAATCAACAGGTGGTGGTAGAATTTTTGTAGCTAAGAATCGCGCTGGTAGAGATGGATTATTATTTCCAATTAGTATAGATACAGCGAGATCAAAATTTCAAATTTTAGATGATACTGAATTGACATTAAATGAAGCAGTATCTCAAGATAACCATTCAATGAAAGAAAAACTAAGAGAAAAGTGGAAAGAGGTAAATCAAAAAGATGATTAAAATTTATTGCAACGATAATCTTAAAGATGTTTTAGATGATAATGATGTTGAAGAATATGTACCTGCCTATGGAGGTGAGTCTGCCGGATTAGATTTATATAACGCTGGTGATGATGTTACAATAATGCCTTCTTCTTCTAATAAAAAAGGAGGAATGATTAGTACTGGACTTCATGTTTTCACTCCAAGAGGATATGTAACTCTAGTTAAAGAAAGAGGGTCTATCACAAAAACTCCACTGAAGTATCGAGCTGGTGTTGTAGACGAAGGGTATACAGGAGAAATATTTGTTAATCTTGTAAACATTGGTAATGAGGAATATACTATAGAGAGTGGGCAGAAGCTACCTGTTCAAATTGTTGTTGTTAAGTGTGATAACGAGTATTCTGAAATGAGTGAAGAAGAATACTTAACTCTATCCCGTCTTTCCAAAAGAAAAGAAGGAAAAGTCGGAAGTTCAGACTAGATTAAGGAAGAAAACATGAAAAAAGAATGCTGTGGCATTACTATAGATTTAGGGTACGATAATAACTTAACAGATTTTTCAAAGAAACTACTTAAAGACTACTACATGCAAGACCATGAAGAGTCACCACAAGAAAGCTTTGCTCGAGCCGCCGTAGCATTTTCTTTTAACAAAGAAGAAGATAGGACTGATATAGAACTAGCACAAAGAATATACAATTATGCAGCTAAAGGTTGGTTTATGTTTAGCTCACCAATTTTATCTAACGCACCACTACCAGGAAAGACAGAACTTGGTTTGCCTATATCTTGCTTTTTAACATATGTTGATGATTCACTAGAAGGATTAATATCCCATTCAGATGAATTGAGATGGATGTCTGTTAAAGGTGGAGGTGTAGGTGGTCACTGGAGTTCAATTAGATCAAATAGTAATATATCACCAGGGCCAATTCCTTTCTTAAAAACAGTTGATAGTGATATGACAGCATATCGCCAAGGTAAAACTAGAAAAGGATCGTATGCAGCCTATATGGACGTTTCGCATCCAGATATTGTAGAATTCTTAAGTATAAGACTTCCAACTGGAGGTGATGTTAATCGTAAGTGTTTTAACATAAACAACGCTGTAAATGTTACAGATGAATTTATGGAAGCAGTAACTAAAGGTGAGGAATGGAATCTAACTGATCCTAACGATGGATCTGTAAGAGATACCGTTGATGCTAGATCACTATGGCAAAGAATACTAAAAATAAGATTTAGAACAGGTGAACCTTACATTAACTTTATTGACGAAGCTAATAGACGCTTACCACAATTTCAAAAAGACTTGAATCTTAAAATACACGGATCAAACTTATGTTTAACAGGTGATACAAAAATTGATGTATTAATTGACAACGTACTAAATGCTCAGGTATCATTAGAAGAAGTTGTTAATCTTTTCAACGAAGGAAAAGAAGTTTTTGTTTTATCTTACAATATTGACACAGAAGAAATTGAATACAAAGAAATTACTGACGCAGGATTAATTAGTAAAAGTGCAGAAGTACTTGAAATTATAGACGAAGAATCTGGTCAAAAAATAGTTTGTACTCCTGACCATAAAGTATATACTGTAAATAGAGGCTACGTAAAAGCTAAAGATCTTAAAGAAGATGACGAATTAGTTTTTTCCTAATTAGATTACTAGATGTATATTTAATATTGAAATTCATTTACCAACATAAGGAAATACTTTGAAATATATAATATACATGCACACTTTCAAGGAAACAAATAAGTCATACATTGGATACACTGGTCTAACTTTGTCGAAAAGATTACATAAACACGTTACAAATTCACAAGCAGGTCACAATACTCATTTCTACAAAGCAATTAGAAAATATGGACTTAAAAGTATAGTATCTAAAATAATTTTTGAATGTAACTCTAAAGAAGAAGCTTTAGAAAAAGAAAAATATTACATCGAATATTATGATACTTTTAAAAATGGTTATAATATGACTAAAGGTGGTGATGGAGGATGGGTAATACCTGATGAAAAGTACGATGAATGGCGAAAAAAAAATTCAATTGCAACATCAGGAGAAAAAAATCCAACATATACAGGATTTACAGATGAAGAAATATTAGTAGCGGCTTTTTCTTATTTCAAAAAAGAAGGTCAGCTACCTAAAAGAAAGTGGCAAATATATAGTGCAGAAGTCTATGGCTTTCCAAAGTCTTATTCAAAATTTAGATTTAAAAAATACGGATCAGGTTTAAAAGGTTTTGTAAATGCAATGAAAGATTTGTATAATTTAAAAGATGATGATTTCAAATATAAAAGAACAAATAGTCATAATAAAAAACTTTCTAAGTCTTTAACAGGAAAAATTTGGTACTCTAACGAAAAACTTAAAATTTCAAAACAAATGAGTAAAAAAGAAATTGACATATTTAACAATGAAGAATGGATAAAAGGTAGAAAATATGGGATTAAAAATAATTAAAAGAGAAGCCAAAGAGCCTGTCTTTGATATAACTGTCAAAGACAATAGCAATTTTTTTGCAAATAACATACTTGTTCACAATTGCAATGAAATCCATTTGGCGACATCGCCAGATAGAAGTGCTGTTTGTTGTTTAAGTTCTTTGAATATTGAAAAGTTTGATGAATGGGAAAACTCAACCATTGTAGAAGATTTGATAGAGTACCTTGACAATGTTTTGCAATTTTTTATAGACAATGCTCCCATACACTTAAATAGAGCAATTAAATCTGCACAGTTAGAGAGAAGTCTTGGACTAGGTGCTATGGGCTTCCACTCTTACCTACAATCAAAGAATATCCCATTTGAATCTGGTATTGCAAAAGCAGCAAATATGAATATATTCACACTTATACAAGAAAGAGCAAAACAGAAAACAATGGAGTTGGCCAAATTAAAAGGTGAGTGTCCAGACGGTAAAGGATATGGAGTTAGAAATTCTCATCTTTTGGCAATTGCGCCTAATGCAAATTCTTCTATTATTGCAGGAACTTCACCTTCAATTGAACCTTGGAAGTCAAATGCCTATACACATAGAACAAGAGTTGGTTCTTACTTGGTTAAAAACCCGCATTTAGAAAAAGTTTTGTTGGAATATTGTAAAGATATGCCAGATGTTAAAAAGAGTGATTGGATTGCAATGCAGTGGAAATCAATTATCTTAGCAGAAGGATCAGTTCAACATTTGGAATATATGTCGGATTGGCATAAACAAGTCTTTAAGACTGCTTTTGAACTAGATCAAAGATGGTTGGTTGATCACGCTGGAGATAGACAAAAATTTATTTGTCAAGGTCAAAGTGTTAATTTGTTTTTTCCAGCAGGAACAGAAAAATCTTATGTTAATGCAGTTCATTTAAGAGCTTGGAAAAAGAAACTTAAAGGATTATATTATCTTAGAACAAATGCAGGTGCTTCAGCAGAAAAAGTAAGTCAAAAAGTTGAACAAGATAGACTACAAGACTTTAGTGATCCTGACGAGTGTTTGAGTTGTCAAGGTTAATTGTTATATGAATATCAAAAAAGGTTAAACAATGTCATTATTAAAATACAATAAAACTTATAAACCGTTTAGTTATCCTTGGGCAATGGAAATAGCTGAATCTCACGAGAAGATTCACTGGGGTAGCTGGGAAGCAAAACTACAAGAAGACGTAAATCAATGGAAAGGTGGTAAGATATCCAAAGAAGAGAAGAATCATATTACACAGATTCTTAGGCTATTCACACAAAGCGATGTACAAGTAGGTGGTAATTATTGTGATCTGTTTATTCCTAAATTTAAGAATAATGAAATTAGGAGTATGTTATTAAGCTTTGCAAATCGTGAAGGTACGCATCAACGTAGTTATGCTCTTCTTAATGATACGCTAGGTTTGCCTGAAGAAGAGTATAGTGCATTTTTAGAGTATAAACAGATGAGTGATAAAATTGAGTTTATGCAAAAAAATGATGTTTCTACTAGAAAAGGTTTAGGTTTAGCACTAGCACAATCCGCTTGTAATGAAGGAATGAGTCTATTTTCAGCTTTTGTTATGCTGCTTAACTACCAAAGATTTGGCAAGATGAAAGGAATGTGTGAAATTGTTGAATGGTCAATTAGAGATGAAACAATGCATGTTCAAGGTATAACACAATTATTTAGAGAATATGTTAAAGAACATCCCCGGATTGTCAACGATGCTTTTAAAAAATCAATCTATAAAATGTACAGAGAAGCTGTAAAACTTGAAGACAAAGTTATTGATTTAGCATACGAGATGGGTGACATTGAAGGTTTAGACAAAGAAGAAGTAAAGCAGTATATTAGATATCTTGCAGATAGAAGATTAATTCAGTTAGGACTGAAACCTAATTTTAAAGTTAAAAATAATCCTCTAGACTGGATTGATTGGATTATTAATGGTGATAGCTTTAAGAACTTCTTTGAAGGAACAGTAACAGACTATAACGCTGACGGTATGAGCGGTGATAGCTGGGGCTGGGAAAACATTACAGCTTAGGAAAAATTATGAACGAAGAAATTTTATTTTTTAGTGCACCTTGGTGCGGACCATGTAAACAAATGAAATCTATGCTTAATGAAAGTGTAAGAAGCGAACTCAATGTAAGAGTTATTGATATATCACAAGATATGGAAACAGCAGCGAAATATGAAGTTATGAATGTACCAACATTTGTAAAAATTAAAAACGGGAAAGTTATTTCAAAAAAAATTGGATCAACTACTATTGAGAAATTAAAATTACTATAAAAAGGATTAATATTAAAATATGAATTTTCTAACAGAGGTTTCTTCTCTTATTAAAACATTAGAGCTTAAAAACGAGCCAATTATCATAACAGTTAACGAGTTCAATGAAGAGTCAGCTGCAGATTTTGCTGCTGCAGTTAGTTTAGCACATAATACAGGACAAAAGGTTATTCCAGTTATTATTGACTCGTTTGGAGGGCAAGTATATTCTCTTATGTCTATGATATCAGCTATCAAGTCAGCTACGATTCCAGTTGCTACAATTGTACGAGGCAAAGCAATGTCCTGTGGCGCAATCCTTGCTTCTTTTGGAGATGATGGATTGAGGTTTATGGATAAAGATGCAACACTGATGATTCACGACGTTTCTTCATATGCTTTTGGCAAAATAGAAGAGTTAAAATCAGATGTAAGAGAAGCTGAAAGACTTAATAAAAAGGTATATACTATGATGGCTAGAAACTGCGGCAAGTCAGATGACTACTTTGTTGATTTAATTCACGATAAAGGTCATGCAGATTGGTTTTTAGATGCTGAAGAATCAAAACAACATAATATAGTACAACATCTTAGAGTACCAAATTTAAAAGGAACAGTTTCTGTTAATATTGAACTTGATTAATATATAATCTTAATAGTATTAAAAGGAATAAAAATGGAACAATTTTCAACTTTAAATCAAGATAGAGACTATGTGACATCATTGCAGCAAGAAGTAGGCGTTAAAGCTGATGGTATTTATGGTCCTGCAACACATCGCGCGGTGAGGGACTATTATGGTATGCCTATTATGATGCATATGGGTCGAGTTGTGCCTATTGATTCACCATTAGAAATCGACTGGTCAGCACCACTTTATGAACTAGATGATGGTACAAAAAATTGGTATAAAAGAAAATCAGATCCTTCTACTATATGTGTTCACTGGGGAGGATTAAACTCTAGACATTGTTATAATGTGTTTAATCTTGCTAAAGGCAGACACGTTTCTTCACATTTCTTAATTGGTAGAAACCACAAGACTGGCGAATATGAGATTCTACAATGTTTAGATACAGGGCTTGCAGCATATCACGCAGGTAAGTTTAATAAGCATTCTATTGGTATTGATATTTGTATGCATCCAGAAGAAAAATATTGGGAAAGAACTAAAGGCTGGTACCCAGATGCTTCACTTCAAGTTTGTAAAATACCTGATCGTAGAGTTAGAGGACGTAAAATAGTTATGATTGGTGATGATTTTGCAGATGTTTGTAGAGAGTTTTTGCAGTCATTAAGAGAAGCAACTGATTTGCTTGATAAACCTGTATGTGAGAGTTTAGATGTAATGTCAGTTAAAGAAGCATCACAATATAGTATTGTAGGACATCACAACATTTCAGCAAAAAAATGGGATGTTATACCTTGGGCAGAAAAACTTTATTACGGCTTAGACGAAGAATTAGTTTAATTTAAGTGTAAATTTGATATTTTTTTATTATTATATCAAATATAAACAAAAGGCTTTAAATGAAAAATACACATTTTCTTTATGATGATGGCATAGGCAAGATTGAGTTAGTTCAACATATGGGTGAAGACATAACAGTAGTTAATTCTGCACGTGTGTCTTTTGGTGTTCAAAAAGAATCTTTAGATTCCAAAGATGAAAAACTGATTAAATATCTTGTTAATCATAAACACACATCTACATTAGAACATAATGTTGCTACGTTTAGAATTAAAGTACCTCTTTTTGTAAGATCACAGCATCATAGACATAGAACTTGGTCCTATAA